ATCATCCAAAACTTATTTGAATCATCATAATATTTGTTTGCAATAATATCAGGTCTATCACTTTCTTTTAAATCATATGAATAAAATAACAATGGATTTTTTAATAGTGATGGTATAATTTCTACTCTGGCCATTAAATTAGTCAATAAAATGGCATTATTTTTAGAATCTGAAGCAATAACTAAAGGAAAAGTATTAAAATATAACATGATTACCTTCTTGGATTTGTAGTATCTTTGAAATTATCTCTTGTGAGAATATCCATTTCTTTAAATGACATCTGTAATGTTGTTTGTAGCATTGTACTATCTTCATAAGTAGCAAAACCATTTGGAGCATGATTAACATCTAAAGCCGTCATAACACAACGACCATATCTTGGTAGATTTAAACTTCTTTGACCATTAACATAAAAATCAATTTCGAATATAGAAGGAGGTATTAAAAACATACTATTTGTAGTTGCTTGTGTATTTTTACCAGCATTTTGTCCTAAACTTGGTGAAAAATAAAATCTAAATTGATTAATTATATTATTTACTTGTATACCTTCATCTTTTGATTTTGGTGTAAATGTAAATGATAGTTGAAAACTTCTTAATCCTGTTCCACGATAAACCATCTGCAATTGTGGGTTTATTGCATAACCTTGAGCTCTTTGTAATAATGTTCCTAAATTTTCTACGTTAACTCCAGGAACTCCAATTGCGCTAGCCGCAGCAACTGCAGCTTGTACAACATTTGGATCGCCACCAAGTGAATTACCTTTACCTAAACCACTTAAAACTCCATCAGCAATATTACCAACTGCTCTGAGTGTTGTTATTGCAGGACCCAAATCTTGTGTAAGACTCATTTCTTCATAGTTGGCGTCATATGCTGCAGTTAATGTGTCTGGCATATAAAGTGATATACAAGATTTGATTTTACTAATCTGAGGAGAAACTGTGAATCCAAGGCCTAATCCTACAGCTCCCAAAACAGAAAAAGCACCAACACTTAAAGCTTTATTACCAGCAGCTGATTCAGAACCTAGTACTGCGCCCGCTCCAACTGCAACTCCACCTAAAATACCCACAGCAGTTGCAGCTTTATCAGATATTCCTAATACAGTTTGATTATTAGCAAATCCAGTTGAAGCACTCTTAATTGCTGCTGGTTCAATGTCATAAATTCTAAAAGTCACCCAATGATTTTTGGCATTTTTTGAAGTATCTGTCTTTTCACCTAAATCACTAGGATATTTAACAACGGATAAATCATTGGACGATTCATCGAGTTTAGATAAAGGTCCACGTAGGCCTACAGCAGTATTGACCTGAGTTAATGTTATGTCTGCCATTTTTTTCTCTTAAATTTGATATACATACTATTTATGGCATATTCAGGACTATTTAAACCAAAACACCCAGAAAAGTATGTTGGAGACCCCAACAATATAGTATATCGCTCGTCTTGGGAATGTAAAGTAATGTCTTGGTTAGATAATAATGATTCTATTATATCGTGGGCATCTGAAGAATTACAAATTCCTTACATTTCTCCTGTCGATAATCGTTGGCATCGTTATTTTCCAGACTTTTTAGTTAAAGTTAAAACAAAAGACAATAAAATATCAACTATGATGCTTGAAGTTAAGCCAAAAAAACAAACAGTACAACCTCAACCACAAAAAAGAGTTACAAAGCAATTTATATCAGAAGTTACGACATGGGGCGTCAATCAAGCCAAATGGAAAGCCGCTAACGAATATTGTTTAGACCGTGGCTGGCAATTCAAATTAATTACGGAAGACCATTTAGGACTGTAACTAAATAACTAAATGACATCTATCTTATCTTCAATTGCGGCTGAAAGAAAATCTCAAGGACTTAAAATGTCCTCAAGAGAATCTTATGCTTGGTTATTAAAAAGAATTGCTGAATTAAAAAGTTCTTCAGCATTAGCAAGTGGTATTTCGGCTGAAAAATATAGAAATAAGAATAAGTTTATCTTAGGTAACCTATATTATTTTTACTATGACCCAAAAGGTAAAGATGATTTGGATTATTATGATAAATTCCCTTTGGTATTAACATTAGAAAAATATTCTGATGGATTCTTAGGGCTTAACCTACATTATTTGCCAATACAATACCGAGTGGCATTTTTAGGTAAGTTGATGCCTTACGCAGTTCATGGTGATGAGGACGGAATTAAAAGGTTAAGAGTCAGTTATGACATTTTAAACGCATCCAAGCGCTTTAAAGCGTTTCGGCCTTGTCTTAAAAGATATTTGAATAGTCATATTAGGTCAAAAGTACTTGCCGTTCAGCCAAATGAATGGGACGTGGCAACTTTTCTGCCTGTCCAACAGTTTAAAGGGGCTACAGCCAAAACAGTATGGCAAGAATCGGTAAACGAAATAAGGAATAATTAGAATGCCTTCCATAAAAGATTTTATTGGTAGTTTTAATAGAGGTGAATTAGCTAGACCAAATCGCTTTACTGCGGAAGTTACTTTTCCAGCTTCACTAACAAAAAATAACACCACACTTGATTGTGAAACGGCTGAATTACCAGGTTTAACATATGCTACAACCGAACAAAAATTTGGTTCAAATCCAATTGAAAAATATCCATATCATGTACAATTCAATGATATTAATTTAACATTTATTGTTCGTGAAGATATGGATATAAAAAAGAACATGGATAATTGGATGAATCTTATTTCTTCAAACAGCGGTTATAATTTTAAATATAAAAAAGATTATGCCGGCACTATAACAATTACACAATATTCTTTAAAAGATAGTCCAATATATCAAGTAAAATTAATTGATGCATATCCAATTTCAGTCAATCAACTTGATTTAGATTGGTCAAATGAAGGATACCATAAATTAACTGTTGTTTTTGCATATACATATTGGGAAAGTATTACTAATAAATTGATTGCTAATTTTAAATAAATTTAATGGAGTGAAAATAAAATGGCTTTACCTAGAATTGATACACCGGTTTATGACCTTGAATTACCATTATCAAAAAAGAAAATACGTTTTAGACCTTTTTTAGTAAAAGAACAACGTAATCTGATGATGGCTATGGAATCTGATGATAAAGAAACGATTGAAAGAAACATTCGTCAAGTGTTGCACAATTGCACATTGACTGAAGGCCTTGATATTGATAAACTACCAATTATTGATGTTGAATTTTATTTCATCAATCTTAGAGCAAGGTCGGTTGGTGAAGTAGTTGAAAATAAATATCGTTGTGAAAATGAGGTTGAAGAAAAACGTTGTGGTAATTTGATGGATGTGAATTTTAATTTGTTAGAAATCCAAATTGATTCGGATCCAACTATGTCGGATGTAATTCAAATCAATAATCAAATTAGTGTTAAATTAAAGTATCCAGAATTTTCTATTGTACAACGTGCTAGTAAATTTGAAAATACTACAGATATGGCATTTGATATGATTGTAGAAAGTATTGAATACATTTTTGATGGTGAACAATATTACTATGCAGAAGAATCTGACCCAGCAGAATTAATTGAATTTGTAGAATCATTAAATCAAGCACAATTTGAAAAGATTGAAGAATTTTTTAATAAGTTACCAAAATTAAATAAGAAGATTGAGGTTGATTGTAAAAAATGTGGTTTTCACCATACAATTAATGTGGAGGGTCTAGACTCTTTTTTCGTATAACATTTCGTCATGACAATCTGAAGAATTACTATAAAACAAACTTTGCATTAATGCAACACCACAAATATAGTTTGTTTGAACTTGAAAATATGCTGCCTTGGGAACGTGAAATATATGTTGCTATGCTTATACAATACATTGAAGAAGAAAATGAAAAAATTAAGCAAAGACAAGCAGCCCGTAGATGATAACTAAAAAACTAAAAAACAAAATATTTGTTTGGAATCCTAATGCCTTCAATGGTAGAGGATATTGGTTCGTTTTAGGTAAAAATGGTAGTTATGGATTAGCTGCATCCAAAAAAGAAGCAGGATATCTAAGTCGTCCTACAGTAACTCAGACTAAACAAAATTCTCCCGAACCAGAAGATACAGAAAGTGGAATTTCTGAAAAAGGTATTTCTGAAAATACACAACAATTCTTAAACGGTTTAAAAAATAAATTTAGCCTAAAAAACCTAAAGAACATGATTAAGCCTACAGGCGAAAAAATGACTGAAGGTATAACAGGTGAAAAAGACCAAAGTGAGATGTTTGGTAAAACAAAACCTTCTTCAATAACTCCTGAAAAAATTGGTAATGTTGATACAGCATTTTTTACTAAGGTAGCAAGTTCTCGTATTGAAGCTCCAAAACGTGGAGATAGTATTGCGACTGTATCTACTAGAATTTTAGCTTTATTTGATAAAACGTATCAGGAAAGAAAATTAGAAAGAGAATTGATTAGAAACTTTGAACATGAAAAAATGGCCGAAGATAAAAGGCGTCATGAAGAATTAATTAAAAAAATATATGAGTCTAAGGGAATGAAAACTCCCAAGGGTAAAAATGAAAATGTTACCAAGTTTGAAGATAAACTTGATAAACAAAAATTAGATGATATAAAAAATATTAAAATTGAAGAAGGTAACGGAGGGGGAACAACTGGTGGACCTAGTACACCAACTGGAACTACTCCAAATAAACCAACTGCTCCTGTAAATACTGGACCTTCAAACGCATCGACCACAGCAACTAAATCATCTTCAACAAGTATCTCCCCGCCTAATATTCCACAAGGTAAATTACCAACAGGTGTTACTTCAAAAAATAATTTTGAAGAAAAAAGAAGTTACTATAAATCCGGCGAAACACACGCAGGTAATGATTATCCAGCACCTATGGGAACTCCTCTGTATGCAGTTAAAGATGGAAAAATTACTCACGCAAGTTGGGAAAATCCAAAGGATCAAAAACAAGGTTATGGTCAATACATAGATGTTAACCATGGTGATGGAACAAGCACCCGTTACGGCCATCTATCACAAATGGATGTTAAAGTAGGAACAAAAGTTAAATCTGGACAACAAATTGCTCTTTCAGGAAATACAGGACATTCTACAGGACCACATTTACATTTTGAATATAGAGAAAATGGCAAACCAGTAAAACCTTATGATTACGGTATATTAGCTTTTAATCCTGGGAAAAAATTAGAAGAAGTTCCTAAAACAAATACAGAAACAGCAACAAAAATGAGTCCAGATGCTGAGATTGCTTTGTTTAGAGGAATTACTAAAAAAGCAGGTTATGAAAATAGTAGTGTGGGAGTTGATGCTACAGCTAAATCTTTAATGGAATCTGGATTTAAAGCTGAGGCAAAAGATTATGATAAATTTGTTCCACCAAAAGCAAAAGACGGAATGCCTTTATATGGATTTAGTGCTGGTGCTGCGCCTGCTATAGAATTTGCAAGAAAAAATCCAAATGTTAAATTTTCAACTGCATATCTTATAGACCCGCATAGTAGTTCATTAGGTCCTTTATTAGATAATGTACCAAAAAACATTAATAAAATTATTGTTTGGTATAATCCAAATCAACCTTATTTGAAACCTTATTTAAATAGAATGGTTTCTCACGATAATATTGAATTTAGAAAAAATTATACTCCACATATGTTGATGCCGCAAAATTTGAAATCAGAAATTGTGGCTGATATAAAAAATAAAGCAACACAAATAGCATCAAATGACAAAGGAACTGATTTAAATAATAAATCTTTAGAAAATAAAAATTTAAAAAATGAAGTTAACCCGGTTATTGCAGTTAATAATTCAGAAAGCACAACAAAAATAGGAAATAAATCTGAACCTAAAATATTAGTAGCTAAAAATAAACCAGATTTACCTATATTCATGCAAGAATCAATTCAATTTAGATAAATTAAAAAATGAAAAAAACAAAAGCAATTACCAAAAAACTAAAAGATGAAATATTCATTTGGGATCCTACTGCGTATAGTAATAAAGGATATTGGTATGTCTTGGGTACTACAGGTGCGTTTGGAAGACCAGCAAGTAAAGCTGAGAATATAAAATTAGGTAAACTTCCAAAACCAGAAACAGAACCAGTTTCACCACAAGTAATTAATGATTCTGATGTGGCCAAAGAACCTACTAAAGCAAAGTCGGTTGAATATCGTAAAGCTAAAAAGGTTGGAAATCAATCTTTAAAAGAATTGGCATTCAAAAAATACTTTGATGAAGGAGAAAGTTTAGGTTCTGCAATTAAGAGTAGTATTTCTGATAAATTTAAAGCTAGAGTTTCTAACATCAAAGAGAAATTTGACCCGCTCAATATTGCTAAGAATGTATTTGGCAATAAGATAGCGGCCGTTATTGGCCGTAAGATGGGTAGAGATGAAAAAGATATCAAATATTTTACTGGTTATGGTAACAAAAAAGCCAAACAAGTTGGAGAAACTTCTACAAAAATTGGTAAAGTTGGAGAAGATAATCTTGAAGAAGCTTTACATACAAAAGTATCTTCTGGTAATAATACAAGAGTAAGAACAAAAGAAAGTGTTACTGATATTTTAGCTAAGTTATATAATTTAATTAAAAAGCACCACGATGAAGAAATCAAAGAAAACAAATTACATAAAAAAGACCAAGAAAAATTTGAAGAATTAAAAAATACTTGGAACAAAGAATTAATTCAAGCAATAACAGGTAAAGAAGAACAACCAACAATAAAAGTAAAAGAATTTAATAAGTTTATATCAGACCTAACGGATAAACTTGAGGAGATGGCTGAGGCAATTTCAGCTACTGCATCAGGTATGAGTATCGCAGATTTTGGTAAAAAAGGAGCTAAAAAACGTTTAGGTAAAGCTTTATTATCTGGAGCTGCTAATCTTTTAGGTCGTGCAGCATTAGCAGTTGCAACGAATCCTGTTACATGGATTGCTGGTGCCTTTGCTTTACCTTTCATAGGTGCTGGTGTTGAATTGGCTGAAATTAAAAAAGATCCTAATAATCCAAAATATAAATTTAATCCTTATGCAATGGTTGAAAGAGGTGAAGCTAAAGACATTGGTGAAGCTGAAAAAATGAATAAAGATAGGGGATTAAAATTAGTACATGCACAAGAAATTCAAGATGCGATAAACAGTAAACTTACTGATGAACAATTAGTAAAAGAATATGGATATACTAGAGATTCACTCAAAAAATTTGCAACAGAAAATCCTAAAGCAAGTATACAAGTTGTTCCGGAAAGATTGAGAGCAGAGGTTAAAAAAGAAATTGAAGTACCAACTCAAACTCAGCAAAGTTCAGAATCAAGTTCTTCACAATCAAAGTCATCAAATAATACAGCATCACAAGTTAGCACAAAAGATGATAAGAGTCTTGATGAATCACAAAAAGATGTGGGAAAACAAACTGTTTCAGTTGCATCAGCTAATGAGACACAAGGTTCTACACCTTCAATACCAGAAAGTCCCACAGCAACAGAAGAAACGACAACTCAGCTTGCAGGAATGGATTCAAAAATAAGTCCAGAAATAGAATCAACACTTGCTTCAGAAATGCCAACTACTCCAAAATATGATATTGCTTCAACAATTAATGAAAATGTGGATTTAAATAATAGTGAAAATATGAATTATGGCAGTTCTATTATTGCCGACAATTCAAAGAAAATTAATATTATTAATCAAAATAACGATGGACTTTTGGTAGAAGAATTGACGAGTGTTAGATTAGAAGAATCTACACTTAATAAAATTGCAAGACAGAGTGTGCGATTTGTATAAAAAACCCCGCCGAAGCGGGGTGTAGTACTTGCACGGGATTCTTAATTAATCTTCTTCAGCTAATTTAGCAAAATAGGAAATATCATCATCATCTTCAGATAAAGCAGGTTCAACAACTGGCTTCTTAGGTGCTTCTTTAAGTTGTTCTACTGTAGTCTTTGGTTTAATTACTTCACCATTCAGACCAAGTACTTTATCTAAACGTTGTTTCAACGCATCATAAGTTTTAAACTCACTCTCTTTAGTCATTTCTGTTAAAGAGTATTCTTTCTTCCAAATTGCTTCCATTGCATCATCATCATTTAATAATGGAGATGCTGATTCAAATTCAGACTTATCATAATTCTGATAGCCTTCTACTTTACGAATCTTCAACTTGAAGTTAGCACCTTTCCATAAATCAAATGGATTAATTGCTTGCTCATCTTCAAATTGTGGATTCATTGCTTCGGTAATCTTATCAAAGATTTTCTTACCAAACTTAAACAATTTTACTTGTCCTTCATTTTCAGGATGTTTTGGATCCGAAATGATGTATACGTTAGCAATATAATTCAACTTACGTTTTTGTTTACGGACAACTTCTTTGTTTGCTTCAATACCTGAATTCCATAATGTAGAATTATGCTCACATACTGGACATTGTTGATTCATTGTCGTTAAACAATTATCAATTAGCCAACCACCAGGACCTTGGAATCCATGTGAGAATACTTTAACCCAAGGTAAGGCATCATCACCATCAGCTTCTGCGGCAGGTAGAAAACGAATAACAGCCATGCCATTACCTGCTTTGTCTACTTCTGGACGCCAGAAATTATCTGATTTTTCTGAACCTTCTGTGGGAGTGTTTAATGCTTCGATTGCTTTGGATAGTTTATCCAGATTGCCTGATTGGCGTTTGAGATTTGCAAAACTCATTGTACTTCCTTTCGTATTAACGGTGTATAAACGGAATATTTTCAATAACTACTCATAATCAACTGCTAGTATATCATTTTATTTAGGCGTTTGTCAAGTGTACATTGACATTATTATGCGTGTATGCAACAAATTTTCATAAAGTATACCAATACCACCTTCTCTCCTCCAGTCATCAATATTCTTGCTAGTATCATCTATTAGAATAGAATCTGGAGTTGCGTAATCTTTCTTTAGGCGTGCACCAGGTACTAGGATTACAGGGAAGTCTATCTTATGTTTCTTTAACCACTCCATCTTTTGTGGTCGTATTTTATCGTCACGATTTTCACTTGAAGTGGAACTAAGAATAATAATTGGTATACCGGTACTTTTTAAATAGTCCATCAATTCTACGGCTTCTGGCATTAAATCTAATGTGGCAAAATGTTTTTCTTCAATAAATTTATCAAAGAATTGTACCCACTTTTTATCTCTTTCAGATTGCTTTGTGGTAATATTAAATAATTCAATATATCTTTTATCAAAGTCAGCAATCACACCATCCATATCAAGGTATATATTTTTCATCTAAAATTTTTCACTAATATATTTTTAAAAACTTCTTTATCATATTGAACAAATGGCGTATACTTTTCAATTTGTATTTGCCATATTGGCCAAATAATATCCTCTTTAATCTTTTTTGTCCACATTGGCCAAAAATTTAACATATCATTCATAATAATAACGGTCTCTATTGATACCTTATCTCGCATCAATAATCCTAATAAATTTGGATGTTCACCGTTATGTACTTTAATAATATCCTCTTTATCATCTTCAAAATGATCCACAAGGTATAGAATATCATTCTCAAAAATATAAGTCAAGCTCTGTTGCCGTTTTAACCACTTTTTATAGGCATCTTCACCTTCAGCATTGGTCATTTCACCAATCCACTTATCACCTTCTAAAAAATTAGCAATATAGAATTGTTTTAATTCATCTAAAGAATATTTACGGCTAAGTTTGTAGAATGAATACTTGTCTTTGCGAGAAGCAAATGTAGTTTTACTCACATTAGTCTTACCATTATACTTAAAGTAATCATAAGATTTTGATGTAAAGTGCAACTTCAAAGCATTATATAAAGCAAAGGCTGCAAAACCTGTTCCCTCGTTCACTTTAATGCTTCGTATTGTTTAATTAACTCTAATACATTAAAATAACTTAACCCACTTGTTAATTTGATACAGTACTGTAGTAAAAATTTTGGTTCGTTATCAAAGTTAATGCCCGCATGAAGATTTTGCGAATTCAACGCAACCCATTGTTGAGGATTGATTTTCATTTCTACAAGTGGCTTATATCCGACAATTTTATCAATTGGAATTGGGTTATTAAAATAAGAGTGTTCTTCTGCGTTTTGCGCCAGAAAAAATGTATGTTTATTTTTAGTACAATTTATATAATTTAGATTGCACGCATTTCTTCGGTCTACATGCCAGTTATACATATTAGATGGTGGCAACATAAGCATACCCATTATACCCTTACAATGCGGATGCATAAACGATAAAAATGGATCTTCATTGATTAACGATTGACTAATATTAATTTGATATTGGTCGTTGTCCTTGCCGGCGGACCCTGCAAACATCTCAAGTTTCATATCGTTAAACAATCTGCCTAACGGACTAGAGATTTCTGTTGCATAAAAATGATTTTCTGACATGACTGTTCCCTCGTTCATATTGGTAATTTGGATGTTTTCTTTAATAAATTTAAATCTTGTGCTTCTTCTCTAATCTCAGATTTCAAAGCAGAAGATATGAGAGTGGCCGCAACTTCAACTTCAAGGCCACTTTCTTTACAATGATGACAAATAGCGTCCATCAATCCAAGTTTTTTGTTTACCGATAATTCTTTAATCATTATACTAAATTCTAAAATCTCATCTTTTGTAGGCATATCAATTCTTATAAAATATGTGTTGACCGATTCGTAATACCCTTTTTAGATTCCATCCAGGGTTTACATAAACGGCATGATAATACATCGCATTTGTTCTTGCTATTGTATCATGTACATATGGTTCTGTCAATGCTTTACGAGCAACTATTTCCGATTCTTGCCATGCGTACTTGTCTCTTACGACCATATTTTTAAGGCAAGTCCATGAGAATTGGCAAACAATAATTCTATTTGGTGTAAGTGTTCTTTGGTAAACAACTTCACAAATGGTAGAAGGAAAATTAGGATTATTGGCACGGTTCAAAGTCACCTGTGCTACGGCCAATTTACCTTCGAATGATTCTGTGGCAGCCTCAAAGTAAATATTGTTTGTGAGGCAATTTAATTGTTTGGTGAAATCGGCAGATACTTGTGTTTGTATCTGGTCTTCCATGTAACTTTGTGCTACAGTTGGAATTGTATAGGCTAAAATGAACACTATTAGTAATGCGGCAATACTTTTTGATTTTGATGCGAACATTATATCTCCTTGTTGAATTGGCCGGTCGAAACCAGCCAAAGTCTCCAATTACGAATGTGACTTCTTCGATTTTACTTCAGGTGTTGCTGGAGGTGTTTGAGAAACAAAACCATTGAGAGCTTCAGCTTTCTTAATGATTTCATCTTCTGTGGGAAAATGCGGTAAAATTGGATACTGTGGTGATTCTGTACCAGCAATTTTAGCTGCATCTACTTTGATATGCCAATCTTGTTGTAACGCATCACGTTGTGTGTGATAGTTATCAGTTAACATATCTTTGGCCATTTTTAAGAGTTCTAGCCGAATCTCATAGGGTGTCATAGACATTTACTTCTCCTTTTTGTGTGTAAACTACTGTGTGTTATACTACTAAAATGTAAGATGATTCTGTTGCCAAGTTCACCTTACGAAACTCCTACTTACCTGAATCAGGCAGCTAGTGCATAACTTTCGTCATTTGCATTTATATTTTTTGCTTCTTTGGCCGAGTATCCTCAACCCTAACGTCTTTAGCTTTGACGATTCTCCATTGTTATACTAATCAGGCAATCGATATCTATTTCAGGCCCATTATAAAGAATACTGTTTGCGGCATTTCAGCCCATGCCAACTCAATACTCTTTATGGTGGACCTGCTCGGTACTGCCCCGAGGTCTTACCAAACTTTCAAACAACTTCTACGAATTTTTTATTGTACAGAATTTGTTTTTGCTTCATCTTTCTTCTTTAGAGATTTCTTCAATATTTTCATATAGATTTTTTTCTCTAATTCGGTATGATGATATAAACACGCCTCGTACAATTTATGGATTAATTTTTTAAGTTTCATAATTCTATTATACACTAATATTTAGTAAATGTCAAGCAGTAAAGTGGTATTTATTGACCTAAATTGAATTTCATACCAGTTGCCTGCTCAATAACGGTCATATTTACTTGATATTTTGGTAAATCCGCAACTGGAAGCGCACTATTTGGCATTAAATACGCCTGTACTTGTCTACTGTTCTTTTCAATAATGACCTTGTATAAACGTGTTGGAATGCCTAATCCGTTACCAATTACAGGATGGTCTTGGTCAAAAATACCACCAGAGATAATATAAAAATCTGTATTAGGTGCCAAAGCCCATTGGCGTTCCCATGTTTCTAATTGTTTCCAGATACCACGATTATTATTTGCCACTTGTGCTACCATATTACTTAAAAAGAAACTCTCACTCATAATAGCATCATTTTGTGTATTGTTACCTGCGGGCGCCATATGTCCACGGTCATGTGTTTTACCTACAATAGCATAATCAGCTAAACTAGCGGAACAACTAGGTGTTACAAATGGGTCAGGTCTAAAGTTATCTTTACGTTTTGCTGGACCTGTCATGGCAGCTGGAGTTAAATGTTCAAATACAGCAACAGGTGCTTTAACAGAACAACGATGAATCACCGCATAATTTAGGTGACAAATTTCTTGGTCACCTGGTTGAGCTCTGTATTGTGGAGTTCCATTGACTGTAAACTGTGGACATTGTTGATTGATTTGAGCAAATACTGATAATGGTAATAGTATTGCTAGTAGTAATAACTTTTTCATAATTGTCCTTTATAAAACTGAATCGCCTCAACTAAACCATCTATGTGGTCTTCCGTTTTTTCTATGAAAATAAGAGGTGTACTATTTTCAACAGCCATAATGACTACCAATTTATTTATAGGAGTTCCAATGAGTTCTTCGTACATCAAAGCGTAAGCTGTTGTTTGCCAAAAGTAATCTAATATATCTTCTCTTGTTTTAATACGTGCAGATGTCTTAAAATCAATCGAGGACAACTCGCTATCGAACTCAGCAATACAATCTGTACGACCTGCCATACCTAACTGTGTTGACCATAGAGCTTGTTCTTGATAGTGTATATTATTGATACGATTGAGTGTTGGTTTTAATGATAGAAACATCTCTTTAGCATCAGGCATAATATCACCTAACGATTCATTATTGAGGTATCTTTCACAGAGAGTATGAACATTAGTACCACGACCTGAGGCCTTCTTTGAGATAGCATTAGCTTTTTCTTCACCAACTCTCTTTCGCCATGCCATAATGGCTTCTTTCTTTTGTGCACCTAGTACGGTAGTAACGGAAGGTAATCGAGTTCCATCAGGTAAAGTATAATATCTTTTGCCGTCAGGAAATGTAGTTGATTGAAGGTCTTGAAGTGGTTTTGGTGGACAATATGTAAACATTCTGTAATCCTATCATATAATTATTAATTTGTCAATACTATTTGGCAATCTTGCCTTTTTCAACTTTATTCCAAATTCTTTCATGGAAAAAATATAATATACTATTAACTACTAAAGCAAAACTAACAACGCCGATTCCTACTTTCCAAGAACCACTTGCTAACCACCCACCCACAAAGTTAGTAATTGTAACTAAAATTCTCCATGTTACAACTTTTCCTAAACTTCTCATAACTTTTTCATAAAACATTTTTAACCTCATAAATATTATCAAACAATTATATAGGTGATACATTATGAAACGTGCCGTGGTATGTGTTAAAGATCCACATTTAATTATTCCACAACTTGATGACTATAGCATAATGATTGTTAATCCTGACAGCACTCAGGATAGATTAAACTACCTATTAAGTCAAGCCGATTGGAGTATATTAATTACTGATACAAATATCCAATATAGAAACGGTAACGATTACCCCAATGAAAGAGTTTTATGGTATACTTCGGGCACTACAGGTGATAGTAAATTTTATGGATTTACACAAAATCAAATTGACCATTTAGCCAAAACAATTTGTGATAGTTATGACATAACATCAAACGATAGATACACAGGTATAATGGGATTGTGGCACGCTCATGGACAAGGATTTTATTGGGCTACAAAATATGCTCAATGTGAAACTAATTTTATTTCAGTTAAAGATATTAAATCTTGGCCTAAAAATCAACCAACATTTTTGACAGCAATACCTGATGTATTAAGTACGGCAACATTTTTAAAGTTTGATAACCTTCGTTTTATTCGTAGTGCTAGTGCTAGTATGCCAGACCGCACCTATATTAAATTAAAAGAAAAATTTAAAGTTCCTGTTATTGAAGCATTTGGAATGACAGAAGCCTTGAGTCATTGTTTTACTAATCCTTTATATGGTGAACAACGTATGGGAACTGTAGGACTACCTGACGGGATTGAGGCAAAAGTAAATAATGGACATTTACTAATTCGTGGACCTAGTGTTTTTACCAATGATTGGTTTGATACAGGAGATTTGGTACAACAAGATGAATTTGGTTATTTTAAAATACTAGGTAGAAGTCGTGACCAGATTAATATTAAAGGATATAAATTTAATCCTTTAAGTTTAGAACAACAAATATCAAATATATTTCCTGAAATAACTGAGATTGCTATATTTGGTTCTACTTCAATAAAATGTTTATATGTTGGAGATATATCAAAAGAAAAATTACAAACATCATTTGAATCTTTTGGTAAAAATTGCCGGCCGGTATTAATTAAACAGGTTGATTTAATTCCAAAAAACACTACAGGTAAAATATCAAGAACACTATTAGATTCTATGTTCTAATAATTCATCTAATCGGGGTTGTACAATTTTTGAAAATGCATCATGCCCTCGAAGGCCTGCTCTCCAATTTTTTCTATCAAAAGATTTAAAATTTCTACAAACATTTACAAAATTATTTTTCATATCAACAACAGATTCATCAAATAATTGATTTTCTTTTTGATAATTTAAAGCGAGAATGCTTCGTTTTCCAAAATAAAATAAAAATGGAATGTTTAAAGACTTTAAAAATTGTTGTAGTATATAAACTTTTAAAAGATTGGATTCCGCCATAGTTTTATAATCAATATGATTTAAAAATTTAAACCATTCTGGATGTGGTTCACTATGTAATGTGGCAGTATTATTAAAAACCCAATTTTTTTCAAATTTTCTATGGTCGACATTTTTAATGCCGGCAATATTACTAGCTCGTTCAGTTTGTTTACTGACATAATCTGATGTTTTTTCTTTTAGTGGAAAATTTTCTGAATTAGAAATTCTTATATCAGTTTTATATAATTGTGGCCAAACAATTATAACAGCATCATATTTTTGTTTACTTAAAATATTTACTGTTGTTTCTAAAGTATATGTGTATCCTGCACCACGCAAACTGAAATTGTCAATTTTATATTTTGATTTATCTATTAAATCTGCCCAACCAAATGATTCACCATGAGTTCCTCCACGATTAAAACAAGAACCATTAACTAGTATATTCATTTTTCAAACGAGCTCTAAAAGCAAGTGTGACCCGCATACATTGAGATACGGTTGATGGAGGTCTTGTATTATGTAATGTTCTTGAATCATAAATCACAATACGACCAGGTACATTAGCCACTATATCACTTGGCCATCCAACATTAAAACCTCTATTTTGATTATTAGCTTCTCTTTGAAATTGTTGTGTGTCGCCGGAGTTACCTTCAGGATCCTCAGAATAAAAAACAAGTTCACCTGACCAAGTTGGGTACCATTCTAGATTAGCGCAATATAAAATATTAAATGCACCTTCTTCATTTAAATCTGGATTATCTCTATGTACTCCGTAGGATCGGTGCACCCATTCATTTGGTCTGCCATTTACAAAAACAATCCAAGAAGGTAATGAAGGGTCTCCTTCTTTTATTTTCCATTCAGGATAATAATCAGTTGGTCCCATTCCTTCTGGACATCCATTTAATTCATATTTGTTACCTAATGCTTCATTAATTTTTAACCAAAAGTCATGTATTAATTTATGTTTTTCTATTAATTCAGATTCACTTCTTGCCAATGGTGCACGTGGAGTTCCACAACCATACTTATTCGGTTTAATATTTTTTTCACAATAATCCCAACCATCAATATTTGGTTTAAAAAATACTGTATCTGGAGATTTTTTTTCATGCATAGCTCGCCAAGTTTGATTACCTATGTAATTCCAAATTTTTTCTCGTTCATCCAATGAGATAACATTATCAATAATTTCAACGTGTTTTTTCATAAATTTTCTCCAAAAGAACCAATGTAATGTAATTTACTTAAGCAAGTCCTTGTTCCATAAATTGTACCATCTGTATTATAATGTAAAAAATTAGATATTCTTGGTGTTAAATTTTTTAATCCATCTAACCAAATAGAATGTTCTTTTGTTCCTGACCATCCTTTTGTAAACCAATAATCTAATTCACAATACCAATCACTTGGTGCTTTTTCAACTTGAAACCAATTATTATCCCAATTTGAATATATAACATTTCTTATTATACCTTCTTGAGTAGCTCTAATTGTTTTTATATCTTTAGATTCCCATATTTTTTTTGCAACTGAATTAGTTTTAAGATACTTATAAATTGTGTGAGCTTGTTTACAAAGTAAATCACAACAATCTGGTGACCAATAAAATAATACAGGAGTTATATTTGAATACTCAATTATACTTTCTTTAATCGGTGTAATACTTGAAGCTTTGTCAGTAAAATACATATAAGTATTTTCATCTTTAACTATAATACGAGGTTTATCAACACCAATAACATAAGCTACACGACCTAGTTTATCAAACTTTTTTCTAACTTCTGAAAAATATAATAAATTATATTGAAATGCCCCAGTAACATTAAACACATCATTTTTTCCATTAATCCAATTTGCATCAGAGTTATTCAATAGAGCATTGATAATATTTTTAGAAGAATCTAAAATAGTTATTTTGGTTTTTGGACAATTATTTTTTATATATTCAAGTCTATGTTTTGTGTGTAAATGAAATTCTGCATTATTGTTCCATGAATCTTTAACATTTTCATCATATACAAGATATTTTGAACTGGCATCTAAAGCCCATGTTGTTATGATTTCATCAATAATTAATCCTTGACGAATAAAACTTTCCAAAATGTTATTGCTATCTGAACCTCCACTATAACTTAAAATAACATAATCATATTGTTCTCGTATTTGTCTTGCTCGTTGGTCATACAAAGCATCCAAACTTAATGTTGGTTCTATAGACCAATCATATGAATTAAATATTTCATCATTAAAATGCCATTCGATTGGTATTTTTTTTGGATTAGCATAAAGCATTGCTTGTAATTTTGTTTCAAACACAATACCTTTACAAGTATAATAACCAAGTTCTTTAAACATAATTAATAAGTTACCGATCCAACAATATGTAATCGAGGTTCATTTGAACAATTTATAAAAGTGTGTAATTTTCTAGTGTCTGTCCAATATATTTTACCGGCAGATAAATGAGTTAATCCGGATTCTTTAAAAACAAAATAACATTCGGGATTAGTTATTAAAGGAATATGAATACGAGCTCCCACATCTTTATGTATTGTATAACAAGAAAATGGCATCACCCACATTAATCTTGTTCTTCTCATATCATATTCTTTAATTATTTCTTCAAATGGAGTATTTTTAAATAATGGATTAATTAAATTTTCTGACCATGGAGATTTAATTATATCTTCAATAATTGCTGAACCAACAGCATCAGAAAAATAGTCGCCACCAATTCTATATTGTATTCCAGCTTGTTTACTTTTAATATCAAATTCAGTCCATTTTATTTCTGACTCTAATTTGTAATAACATTCCAACAAACTTGAAATATCTATGTCTCTTAGTTCTTTAATCATTTTAAAAAAGGTAAAAATATTCTACAAGGATCAAATTCCCACCATTTACCACTCACACCAGAACCAAAATCATAACTTGCAGGTGAGTGATGATGATTATTATGCCAACCTTGGCCCCAAGCTACAAATCCCAATACAAGATTATTGTGACTATTATCTTTAGTTTGAAAATTTCTGTAACCAATAATACCTTTTAAATGTCCTAAAACATTTATTGTATTATCTTGTAATAAACTTATACCCGTAACTAAAAAAAATCCGCAGAATGCTAAACGCCAATCAAACAAACATATAAGCAAAGGTACTGCCCACAAAATAGTTAGCTGATGTTTATGAAACCAAACATGATTTGGCTTACGCAACAGGTCAACCGAATATTTAACATTAATAATCATATTGTTTTCTGTAACATGACGATACCAACCTATAAATGATTCAAATATACCGTAGACTACAGGACTATGAATATCTTTTGTCGTATCGGCATGAGGATGATGATAACCTCTGTGTAGAGCGGACCAAACTATACTAGAACCTTGTCCAGCAAAACTAGCAAAGAACAATATAATGTTTTCTTTGTATGTTGGTAGTTGATGTGTTTTGTGACTAAACACTCTATGATACCCTACAGCTACACCTAATCCACACACCAAGCACCACATGATTAAGGTTGAAAATAGATAATAAAGAGGAATGATTCCAACTGTCAACATATAAAGTGTAGACAAGGCTAAAGGAATAATTGGTAACCAAACGAACCAGATGGCTTTGGAGATATCTTTAAACATTATTTTTCCAGTGCGACAACATATTGTTCAATCTTATTTACCATTTTTTTACCAATAGGTTTAAATTGTTTATAAATTTCAGGCCAATTGTTATATAATGCTGGAGATTTGTTTTGGCTTGCTCTTTCAAACCAATGATATATTGCTTTGTTATAATCATTACAAGTTATCCAAACATTTTTATATTGTTGTGTTCGTTCAATCATTATTGGTAATACTTTTTCACCAATTATATAGGTTGTTCTATATGGTGGCGAAACTAACATTCTTGTTAATACTAATGCTGTATTCTCGTCATACTCATAACAACCCGCACTAGCTACATAATTATCATTTGCATCTGTTATAATAAAATATGCACCTTTTTTATATTGATTTTTTTCAAGTCGATTAAATAAATTAGCAGAGTAACCTTTGTAATTGTATAGATAATTTTCGTGTAATTTTGGATTATCCAACATTTCAATCGTGATACCATATTTTAATATATCAATAACCTTATCATTACTCAGGTCATTAATCTCATAAATGTTCATTAATTGGTGAGCCATTTTCTTTCATCATTTCAAAATAATCTTTGAGATATATTCCATCATAAGTTTTTCCAAATTCTTTTAATTCTTTAAATGAGTCGTGTTTAAATATCTCACTTTGTTCAATAATTTCATAACCAGTATATTTTTGCCTAACTACTAAATTAAAATTGCTATGTCTATTGTAAACATAATGTTTACTTGATTCTGAACCCAATCTACCTGGAAATTTATTTCTGGCTAAATTCTGTATTCTTTCATCCGATAAAAAAGAAATTGTCATTTCTGGTGTCCAACAGCCAAAATGTGTTGTACCATAAATTCCTTTTTGTGTGTAATAATTATTTTTCGCATAATCATATTCATATTGGCAATAATACCATCTTTTATCAACCAATTTAATATAGGGTTCTATGTCACCATGTATTACTGTACCATCCAATAAACTTGTAGCATAAGCCGTTGCTGATAAATGGTATACTTTTGATTTAATTTCTTTGGCAATAGATAACATTTGGCCAGACTCAACGAAATTATCAAAATCGATATCTATTATTTTAGGTTTTAATTTTTTTGATTCACAATATTGAAAAGCATAATCAATATCATGTTTATTGTATCCAGTATTTAATTGTATAATCACCGGAGTAACATCTAAACCTAAATGTAAAAATACAGCTAAAGTATGTTCACTATCAAGACCTCCACTATACAATATGTGAAATTTTCCTTGTTTAAGTGAATAAATTTCTTCAGCTGCTTTACAACTTTCTATAAAATGATTATCAAATTTAGTTGGTAAAGGATCAATTTCAATATTGAATGTTTTTCCTGTACCAGTTCTTCTAAGATAATTATTTTTAGTTAAAGTTATCAATTTACAATATAATCACTTAATGTAGTTAATGCATCATCAATATCAACTCTCTTATGTGTAGTTTTATCTCTTAAAATCAAACACAAGAGCCATACTGGATCATTACCAACATTTCTTGCTCTATGAATTACTCCAACATTGGCTAATAGTGGTTGTGTTACATTAATTGTATCAGTTACATCAACATCATCTTTATGATATCTCTTGTGTAGACTGCCACAGTTGTTAGGAGAAACTTCAACGTCCACACCAGTTTTTGCATTAGCGTATTGCCATTCGTGTCCTTCTAATCCACCCCAAGAAAAAACAATTTTGGTATAATTAGAAACAGGTACCACACCATTTTTATCTATATCAATATGATATCCTATAAAAGAATTTGCCGGAAAGAAAAATATTTCTGCGGCACCACTTTCAAGATTATGTTCATCTAACCAATCATAAAGAGCTTGAGTATAAACATCAGGTTTTGAAGAATCTACTCTCCATTGACCAGCTTCGGTTGGATTAAAATTTTCCATCGCCGTGAATCTTTGTGTCAATTCAGTTGAATCGTAAAAACCCTCAGGTAAATTTAAAAATCTATATTTGTTATTAACTGCCATTTAATTTTCCTTTTATTGATTGAAAGGTTTCGTAGAACCTTAAAGTTATACTAAGTCTTTTTTTAATACCATCATTTGCCTTAATATCATGAGGTACTTGTGGATTAAAAAGAACTGGTCCTGCCGTATCCCACACATCTATAATTTTATTACAATTTTCCCAACTTGTAGAAAAATCGTGTTTACCTCTATCTTCAAATACTGGTGTTGCACCTTCTTTAGAATAAAACTCAACCCTTGTTCCTGGTGTAAAATTCCAATTTATTCCACAAGGCCTTTTTCTTATTGCATCAACACTTCGCCAATCGCCGTCAGTATGTGGTAATCTAGGTAAAGCAGATTTTATAGCCCATTTCCATAATATAAAATTTTCTCGAATTTTAATATCTCTATCTTTAAAATAACTTAATAATTCTGGATTAATAAGCTCTATATCCAACAAGCTATCTAATCTTGGATATCCCCTTACAAGAGGAAAATCCATATCAATTAAAAGTTCTTCAACTGGTTTTACCAATGGATAGATATTTATTGGTAATTCAATGTAACATTCATCCATCAATATAATCCTTTAATCTATTTTGTAACTCATTGTAATTCAGTCTATAATCTTTTTCTGTGTCCACTAGACAGGCACTCAAACAGTATCTATCCTCGTATTTATTCCAAACATTATGAAATTCTCCAACGTTCACTAAGTAAAAACCTTCTTTCATTGCTGTGCTATATGTTGCAATAACATCTTCAGTTTTGATACCTAAATAGATTGTATTTGCCCAACTTGTTCTCTTTTCTATTTTATCTTCACTTACTGGTTTATACCAAGTCATTATACTATTTTTACCACCAATAATATAATTTAATTTTGCTTTATTATCCAATTCATGTCCGTCACAATGTATAGTATGGTCTGCGTTAGGACCCAAATAAAATACTTCGACCCACCTAATACTGAGTCCTACTTTTGATAACAATATGTTGATTTCATCACCCATAATGTTTTGTGGACCCCTGGTGTGGTTCCTGTAGTTACCTGTACGGTCCTTCTTGTCTACCTTATACTCAGATAAATCTCTTTTAATGAGTGGAAAATTTAAGTAACTACAATAGGGATTCATTTAAAACACTCTATTGCTTGTTCAAAGGTAACACCTTTATTTAAACTCCAACTCAATGTTATTCTCATAGTATCTTTATTATTTGTTACTTCATGTGGTTTTGAGTTATTAATCAACAATGGCCGGAGTAAGGTATGGCGAAATTTTTCTACCACAGGAGATTTGATTAAATCGTATATTCTTTTAGTGTCGTAAACTGTTTGTACCGGTTCAACGGCTTCATAAAATATAGTATTAGTGCCTTCAGTACCTTGAATTGGTATATTAAAAGCACAACTTCGGTCTGTATCAATGTGTAGCGGTATGCCTATGTTTGCCGGTAAAGGGTATATGTTATATACAGGACTTAATAATGGATATTTTTTTTGAATAGATGACATATAAGCATCATCTGATACCATTCTATGATGTCCAGCTCTACCTTGAACAGTTTCATCTTGCTTTTTTAAAACAAGTTTAGTTATGTAGTCTATGTCTAAATCAATATCTAATTCGTAGATAAATTCGTTTCTTATCATTTTCTTTTAGTAAATATACTTATTCCCATTTTAGACACATAACCTAATTTTCTGAAATCACTAGCACAATGCAAACGAACACTATCAAATATTATACACGAACCTGGTTTCCAAGGCAAGGCAGATTTAAAACTTAATCCTTTTAACCATTTTCGTTTTAAATGTGTGAAATACTCTTGGTATAATTTATCATCAATTGCGTCATAATCTAATATACCATCAACTTCACTATATTCATAAATTTGTTTATTATAAAATGTGGGTACTTCAGTATCACCATTAAAAAATTTACTAGGACCATGAAAATAGCATTGGTCAAAAAAACACAATTTTGGTAATTCACTACTATTAGAATCACTATCTAACATTAATGGTATTGTTATACCTTTATACATTGTGTCTGGTAATTGAAACAAGTCATCATTATGTATGATATGTGGGTAATCTGTCCAAAACCAAAAGCCTGCAGTAATATCAAAATCACCAATCATTATTTTTAATCTGTTAATAATATCCATAACAACATTATCATCCAAATAATTCGTTATGTTTAGTGTAATGGGACCGGTATTTTTATATACCTTAGGCTGAACTGGTGTACCATTTTCATATAAATCAATCAAATGGTTAATATCATTTTGTGTTAAAAAATTCTCAACTATATATGGATCCGAGAAGTTTTTTTTAATGTTATCAATTTGTTCTTTTGTTCTCATGGCCGTATTTATCTTATGAAAAATATATTATCTGATGTTGAAGAAGTATTAGAAAAATACCATAAAATTGGTTTGATGGTTTCTGGTGGCTTAGATAGTAGTTTGTTGGCCTATCTGTTATTACATTTTAAATACAAAAATCAAAAAAATAATGAGATTGTATTTTTTGTAGTGCCAAGGCCGGACGATTCGGTTGTTCATGTCAATCGTGTGGTAGATTACTTAGATAATCATTTCAATCAACCAAAATCAACTATACATATTGTGGGCACAGGTGAATTACATCATAGTAAACAAGTCACCAGCGGCATGAAAGATGCAGTTTTAAACTATGATTGTGATATTTATTTATCATCAACAACTACAAATCCTCCAGAATTATTACCTAATTATGAATATGGAAAATTTCGTGAACCAGACGGAACTCCATACAATGGACCTATCAGAAAGAAATCTTGGCATCCAAAATTAATTGATATATTTTGGGATTACACAAAAGAAGATACTGTAAAAATAGTTAAAGATATGAACTTAGTTGAAATTATGAATCTCACACATACTTGCACCGGTTCAAAATTATTGAGATGTGAAAAATGCTGGCAGTGTTGTGAAAGAGCTTGGGCATTTAATAAAAACAACTTTGTAGATACAGGAACAATGTAATTAATGTCTGTGTTGAAGATGTGAAATTACTTTTGCAACATTTTTATTTGTAAATGGTATATTCATAATCAAATGTATACTATCATTGACCCAACTAATCGTTCTATGTGTTTTTCTTGTATTGATATAATATGCTCTACCCATTTCAATCTGTAGTTTTCTATCTGTATCAATAATCCAATCGTATTGTAATGGTGCACAATTATTCAAAAACACAGCAATTCTAAATGTATTTCTTGGTATTGTTGGATGGTCTCGGTGCGGCATAAAAAACCCACCCATATTAGATTTAATCAAAAATGTTCTACCTAAAGGAGAATATTCATTTAATAATTCATGTAAACTAGGACAATTATTATATACTTCAGTTGGTACACAAAATTCAGTTTCTTCAACTAATCGGCCTGCTTCATAACTTGCTTGTGCTTGACTAGGATTAACTTTGTGGTCTTTACCCGAAAGATTAGTGAGCACCAAACTTTTTCTATTGTTAGGCCATTCTTTTCTTGGTAAGTAATCTACCCAATTAGCATGATATCTTGATATCTCATTCATGAATGCATTGGTATCAATTTTAAATTGTAATGGTTCAAAATCACCAAGAGTTAATAAAGCCAATTCATTAGCCATATTTTCTTGTGTAACATTATTCACATCAAATTTAGGAGCTCTCTGGCTTATTCCTGGGGGTACTATGACATTTTCCATAATATTCCTACATAAAAATTAATTCATGATTTTTATTTTTTACTTTAGTTTCAAAATAATTTTTTAGAAAATCATAGTCATTGATATTTTTTTTGATTGAATCCATATCTTGTTCATTTTCTTTATAATATTCATGAGCATCTAAGTAACCTTGATATCCCCATAAACAATTTTTACCTGCTTTATGTGTTTTCAACAATTCTTTCCATGAGTCATATTTTTGAATATTTCTTGGCAAAGCATCTCTTATGATTATACCACTATAATTTTTTACCATATGTCTGAAACAATTTTTCCATGTTGTATACATATCGGCATTATATCGATGCTCAGACATTGTAACTCTAAAGACAGTTCGTTTTTTCGTGGCATTCATACAAAAATCACCTTTGCTCATATCAGTATTAATTAATCTACCTTTTGGCCAAAGTTTAACAGAACCCATAGAACCAGCTTCACCGTCAATTGGATCCAAAGCATCGAACATAATCAATTCATCTGAATTATCTTCACCAATATCCAATTCTTTTAACAACCAGTTATCACCATCAACAGTCCAAAATTTATCAGTCGTTGATAAATCATGACACATCATATGTGCAACATCAATGCCTTTAACTCCGTTTACTCTTTTTGCTTTAGGATGAAAAGTTAATAATCTTTCCCAATTTTCTTCACAATTTGGTTCATTATAACTTATAAAGAAAATATCATACATTATATTTTTTCTCCAATTATCATATATCTAGAAAATATATCATTGTAAATCATTGTACCCATATATTCTACATTCATGCAAGGATATTGTTTATGTAATTCTTCAGCAGAATTTACTAAATTTATATGTTCTTCATGCACAAGATTATTTGATTGTAGAAACAATTTAGTTCCATTTTTGGCTTTTAAATACCAAGTAACATCAGCTATGTGTTCACAACTTGTGCATACAATAACATCATAGTAACTCAAATCGAGTTCATTGACATCTTTGCTATAATGGTAAAATTTTGGAAATTTAGAATTTAGAAATTCAGAAATATCTTTGTGTTTTTGTTCAATATCGGTTTCAGTTACATCAATAAATCCCATTTTTTGAATACAGTAACTTATAAAACCAATCCAAGAGCCAACAACTAAAATTTTAGAATTTCTGTCTAATTTTTCTAAATGTTGGAATAACCAAGCTTTACTTTGTAATTGTTGTATTCTGAGAGCATCTCGAATTTCAGGCAAAGTATAATTATCAACCACCTTTGGATAATAGAGAGCTTGAATTACTGCAGGTAAATGTTCTGATATAGATTTATAATCAATTATATCACATTTAAAAATATCATTACTAATTTCACTCATTCACTTCTCCTAATAAAAATATAATTAAGTAATTGGATTATTTTTTTTGATATCAAAAAGAGCATCTACTTTTTGCCATCTACCTATGGGACACTCTTGGTCTGCCATCCATGTTTTAGCATCCATCATACATCCACATTCTTTACACATACGTAACACAGAATTAAATCTATCACAAGTTTTACACAATTCTATTCTGTTCTTTTGAGTTTCGGCAGAACAACGAAATTTATCTATTGCTTCACTCACATTTAAATTCATATAATATATCCTTTTAAATAATTAATACCAACCTTGTGTTCGCCATGTTCTATCATTGTGATATGTTGAACTGGTTACATTACCATATTGGTCATATGTATATGTATAATATTGATTTTGAGTTACGGGAGGAAAATATCCTGTAACACATTCAACAAATACTGTACCACGTTTGCCTACACCACCACATGGGTCACCAACACCCATACCATTATTAGCACAAAAAGCCCAATAAGTACCTACATCCTGTAAAGATGGCGTATACGACGTACCACCACAACGACAAGAAGGATTGCCATATTGGTCATAATCATATTGACAAGTTTGCTGGCTTGGATAACCAACAGGCCACCCATACCAACCCCAAGTTACCCGTGTTATGCTGTATCCACTTGGAGCAGAAATTCCAACACAACCCCCTTCACCGACAGTACCTCCAGTCGTACTAAAAGCTGGTTTATTTTTTAAGTCACTCATAGCAATTTGCCCACTCATCTTACCGGCAAATCTTCTGATAATATCACTACCCATCGATGTAGATTGTGTGGCGCCAGTTACTCCTCCTAACACCAACCTAGTTTCATAAGCGACAGAATAATTGGCGTCTTGGCCACCTAATCGTATTTGTCCTGATGGAGTTGTCATTTGTAAATCCTAAAGTTTTTATTATTATACTTTATTTATCAATTATAAAATGATATTCTGTGGGGATTAAATCTACAAGATTTTATTGTGATGGTGGCGTAAGATTCGTCATAATTATCATACCATTTTCATGAATGATTTCTGTATTTGCATTAATTCCTGGATGATTTTCAATCATTAATGAAAGATTCAAACTTGGTATACTTACTGGAATTTCAACTGTATTACTTGTAACAATAGTTGAATTACTTATGTTTGATATCGCATCAGTAATGTTTGAGTCTTGAACTAAAAAATTTATTGAATCAACTTTAATCCATGATGTATTGGCTTCGTTCCATTCATATCTTACATCACCAAAATCAGAAGGTTTAGGTATTGGAGCTTCCCATTGTTTAGATGAATAATTAAATAACCAAGAGTTATAAGGAGAAGGAATAATGAATATATTGTTACTACTATCATAGGTATCATTAAGTGAAGCCTCACCTGTAAAGTTTGTTACAGCAATAAACGTGCGTGTATTTGGAAGGTTTTCCAAACTGTTTGCAATAATCACATTTGTTACAATGTTATTTTCTATTTCTGCAAATTTAAACATTACCAATATCCATATATGTAAACAACACCTGGTTGACCATTTGAATAAGCAGGACCACTCAAAGCGTAGTAATTTCCACCACTATTATCACTTGTATAATGGCCTCCAATTCCTCTATCACCGTAAGTTGTTGCACCACCCCAACTTAAAGTATTAGCACTACCTGTGCCATCTCCTCCGTGTGTTGGATCATTTCCATAACCATCTGGGGCACCCTGTTGACCACCAGCTCCACCATAAGTACCGCCGCCAGAAGGTCCATTTTGACCGGATGTTCCGCCAGCTCCTCCGCCTCCACCACCAGCTTTAAGTGAATTAAAACTTGATTGACCTCCACCACCACCCGGATAACCGTCAGCAAAAGGATTGTCTTTATAACCGTATCCATAATGACCAGCGCCTCCACCAGCACCAACTTCAACATAATATTCTGTGTTAGGAGTTACAGTTAATGTTTTAGAAGCGATACCACCATTACCTCCATCACCACCATAACCACCCCAATAATTACTACGCATTCCGCCGCCACCACCGCCACCTTCCATATAAACATCTACAGAACCGTTATTCTCTAAAGGAACTGTCCAATTTTGTGAAGTAACAAACGCAGCTAGATTATATACAGTCTTTTTTGATCCTTGTAATTGACTTAAACTAATTGAACCACTAGTGTTAAGACTAGGCGCATAGTCTGTATTTTTTATATAAGTGCCATTTTTATAATATTCATCCAAAGAAATGGGGTTACTACCACCAAATTCAGTTTGTATATCAGAAAAAGAGATTTGTCCTGTAGGCAATGTCATTTTTTTATTATTTTATATTGTTATACGGTATTTATCGAAATAATTTATCTATTTTCAATTTTATTATACTCAGCTAAACTAAGTGAATTACCTTTATTCCATGCAGGTGGATAGGTGAAACCGACCATAGTGTATCTTTCACCTAAATCTACTTTTTCAACAAAATGTGGATGAGTAACACAACCTGGAAAAAATATTGCTGTGCCAACGTCTAAATCAGACGTATTAAAATTTTGTCTAGGAAAATTTAATCCACCTCCAACAAAATCATCATTTAATTTAACTACGATTGATACTGTGCTTCTTTCATTATGTAAAGGCATACTTGTTTGTGCACCTTGTTCAAATCTGTTTATGAAAGGATAAAAAAATCCTTGTATATTTCTATCCCACAAATATGTGTCATTTATAATTGGAATTATTCTTTCAGAAAAATGTTTTATATAATTAAGATATAAAATTTCTCCAAACATTTGAAATCCCATACTATAGTTTGGATAGGCATCTCCATAATCTCCAGTATTTCGAAAATATTCCCTGTAATCTTTACAAAATTTTACAATACATTCACAATATTCTTTTGTAAAAAAAGAAGTTATAATTATATCGTTTTCAACGTGATATTTTTTTCCAGATTCAGGATGAATACCAGATACATAATCAAATATTTGCATGGTTATCTTCAGTTATAAAATGATGTTCTATGTGGATTTGATGTTGAAAATGAAGGTTTTTCTTCATATTCTCTTGTTACTTTGGCTAATTCTGCTAATTCTTGTTTAACTTTTTCTTTATTATTATGTTCGTAATATAAGCGTTGTCTTTTTGTCATTTCTTTTTTTGCGCTCATGCAATTCCTTAAAGTTAGTTAAAAATAGTTTACCACTCCCTTGGCATCTTAGTTTTATGGCTTTTATGTAAAGTATTACCAGGAACGGTGTCTTTGATGCGTTGAATTACACCTTGTTCAAAGTCTTTTTTCGCTGTCATAGTTCCAGGAACAGACATACGACCGGCATCAGAAAATACTGGTAGATTTTGAGCAGAAATGTATATTTCTAAATTAGGATTGTCTTTTTTGAATTGGTCCAATACTGTGTAACTCATTGTGTGTGTTACAATTTCATTCGTTTCTTTATTTAAGAAATCATATCGTGGCATAATGCAGACTCTTTCGCTTTTTTTAAAAATTCACTTAACCATTGTGGTCTCTCTCTACTATTTATCTTACCTGACCATGACCAGAGATGTGTTTTATTCATCACATAGTATCTACGATAGGAAGTAAGAGAATCTCCTGCCACTTTACATTCATCAGGCATGGCAGGTGTAGGTTCTGTAAATGGTTTATCTGAAATATTCTTAGGAAAGTTATTCTTGAGTGCTTGCATCAGTCCACTAGATTCTACTTTGTGGGTTTTACCATAACGATAAGAATACTCAATACAACATTCTTCTAACAGTTCAGCCAACCACATATAGTTTGTGGCAGACTGTCGTACCCATTGTGCTGAAGGATGATTGATATGAGTAGCAGAATAGAGAGTGTGTTCACGGTCATCAGGAAGTACATATCGAATTTGTTTGCGGCCCGTTTTACTGAGGCCAACAGATTGAGTACCATCAAGAATACGATGAGCAGTAGAAAGTAATTGAGCATATTCAAGTATCATCTTTACACAATGTTTATCAACGTGCATTTGAGCACAGACTTTGGGATTTCTATCAAGGTAAAATATATTCATAATGTATTCCAATGCCGAATTACACCGGCAATAATAAAACAGTTAGTAATGATATAGGATAACACAATTGCTGTACGAATACAAGCAATAGTATTAGATTCTTTATCATTACTACCAGACTTCTCACCTAAGGCTTTTGCCCATAATCTCCACATTACAACATCCTAATCAACCCAATGGTATCAATGGTAACTAATAACATATAGTTAGCCAACATACCAAATGATTTACGAGTGTAAGCAGCCCAAGCATACATAGAACAACCACTAATCCAAATAGGATATAAGTACAAAAGCGGAGGATTGGGTACAGTAAAGGCCATCGTAATTGAGCAACCAATAGAGATAACCCAAGCCAACAACTCAACACAAAAACGAAACCGGTTACTATGCCAATCATTTTTTATCCATTGTATGGTGTTTAATAAAGGTTCAATCAATGTAGTCACCACTTGTTTTATCAGGTCGATAAGACGGTGGATGTGCTGGGTCGCCAGTTTCTTTACTTATTTTGTTCAAAACTTCTTCAGGAACTGAAATTATATTTGAATCAAGTTTTTTGGCTTTTTCTCTAGCTTGATTAAACCATTGGTCAACATCATCTAAATCATCTTCATTTGGACCATCAAATACATCATCTGGAACAAAATCTAAATGACCTTCAAAATGAAAACCAGCACCTTTTAAAAAATATTCAAATTCAGAAACAATATTCTCTAAAGAAATTTGTGAGAAAGTAACGGTGAGTGTTGATTCACCTTCAGTTAACCAATTATCTGGATCCGGTTCTTTAATAAAAGTATACTTACTCATAGTTTTGGAATATCCACTGCAACTGATTTTAGTGCCTTAACTTTCTTAGCAATATCTTCAGAAGAAACCATTTGCATTGCTAATTGTTGAAAATGTGCATAACTATCTTCTACCTTCATTGCAGTTTTACCACCAACTGCTGCGGCATCACTAAAGAATAAATGGCAACCACCTTCATACAAAGGAGCAATTTCAATAACTTGTTCCAAATTCACAATAACTTTACATTGTTTTTCAATCGATTGTACTTCAATAAACAAACTCATTACGCTTCTCCTTGGTTAGTGTTACTACGTTCTTTAATCTTTGATAGTTTAGCTTTTGATTCACTTACCTCAGCATCTATCATCATCTTTTTCCAATGTGTATACTTTTCACCATGTAAGCGAGTAAGCATACGCTTTGATTCTTTACTTAATCTAAAATCTTTATTTGTCATTTAATTTTTCCATTAATGTATTACAATTATTAATCCACTTAGCAACTTCTTCGGTATGTTTCTTGTCATCAAGAAACATTTGCTGATATAATTCTTTAATCATATTTGAAGCATCTTCTGCATAATCACGATAATCAATTAAATCCGCAATAAGAGTATCTTCAGGTTTATGTGCTAATCTAATGGCACGTTCTATCAATTCAAAGTTCATTTTTTATCACAATCTTCCACTTTAACGAGATACACGGTTTGACCTGTAGCAGGTCTTACAAAAAAACATTCACCTTTATTTGACCATACTAAATGATTTTGAATACCACCTTTAAACTCTTTGAGTTCTGGTGGATTCAAATGATTTTGTACAATAAAATATACATTAAAACTTGCCCAAATAATAGCAGCTAAACAACACACTTTAAATGCGTCAAACCAACCAAAAAATTTATTAAGCATTATTCATTATCCTATTCACATAAATCCAATATAAACCATAACAACCAAAAACGAGTATTAAAAAGAAAATCCAATTCAATGCTCTTTCATAATAATATTCCATTTCTTTCTGAATAAAATCTCTTTGTGCCAATACCATCTCTGGTACACCAGCGTCAGAGAACTTATTATCTCTTAACATCATAACAGTTTTTTCTGCTTCTGTCAAGCGTCTTTTGGCACTTATCCAATGTATAATACTAATCATATCAATCCCATAAATTTTGATAATAACGACCAAACAATCTAAAACCATTTGCCTTACGTTTCTGGTGTGCTTCTAAACCTTCACGGTCAACTTTGAGTCTGTTCATCTTTTCGTCCCAAGTTTTAGCGTTATCACTTTCACTATGGTCATAAAATTGTGCTACATCATCATCTTTGAGTTCTTGTTCAAAAGCCCAAATCATTTCACCTAAGATATAATCCCAACGCTTGAAATGGTTTGCATCGGTGTCCCATTCATTTTCTTTTGGTGGTGCAACATAACTTCTTAACT